TAGAGTTAACCACCCACCCCCCCCCGCCCCACCCCCGCCCCAGACGCAAAAGCCTGCGCTTGCGTTAGCAACGCGCAGAACACGCCAAAGCGCAAAACGCGCATGCGTTTTGCAAGATAAACCGAAGATTTGACAGATACCTGAAAACGTGGTATAATAGAAAATAAAAAAGGAGCTTATCAACAACATGAAAAAAATTGATAAGATTGAAGCGCTTAACACTAAGCTTGACGATATCCGTGAAAAAGTTGAAAATTCGCGCGATGTTGACGAAGTGAAAAGCCTTACTGAAGAATATAATAACACTAAAGCAGAGCTTGAAGCATTGGAGGAAGATACACACATGCCAAAAACGAACTACTTGGAAACAAACAAAGCAATGAATGATTTTGCTGAAATTCAGTTCAATTCAAAAAATGAAAATGAAGCTAAAACAGCATGGGAAAATAAGCTAAAAGAAAACGGCATTACGTTTACAGATCACGACAATTATTTGCCAAAACGTCTTGAATTAGAAATTCAGACAACTTTGACAAACGCTAATCCGGTTTTTCCATTGTTTAACGTTACAAACATTGGCGCAATGCTTATTACACGTGAGCTTACAAGTACAGATGAAGCACACGTGCACGTACGCGGAACACAAAAACAACGCCAAGCGGCAACTTTGACGGTATCTGGCATTAAGCCAAAAATGGTTTATAAAGCGCAAAGTATTGACGAAATTGACCGCCGAACTATTGAAAATTATGGTGAGTTGTATGAAGTAATTGTGGCAGAATTGGCACAACGCGTGATTGACAAAGTTGTTGATTTAGCACTTGTTGAAGGTACGGCGACTGACGGTGAAACAGGGACGCCTGAAAAAGAAAATGGCTTTATTGCAATTGCTAAAGAAACAAATACTGATAAAGTTGTTCACGTAGACGGGAAGACAGACCTTGTTTCTGCAGTTGAAGAAGCTGTTGACGCGATTGATGCGCCTGGCAAGAAATATTTGATTGTGACTAAGAAACAAAAACGTGATATTTTGACAGCCGTGCGTAAGAAATTCCCAACGACTACGTTCTTTAACAACAAGCAAGCAATTGCTGACACGTTTGGTGTTGATGACATTATTATTTACAATGGAGCTAAAGAAATTTCTCCAACCGTTCTTGCGCAAGGTGCTTATAGCGTAGACATGCAACCGCTAAACCGCATCGAGCAGTTCCGTTTGGACACTAACGAAAATGATATCCTTGTTGAAACACCAGCAACTGGACGTGTGACAACATTTAAAGGCGTAGCTGTTGTTGATCTTAAATGATGACTGACACGGAATTATTAAAAAGTGTAAAATCTTTTCTGCGTATGCAACAGCAAGTGACGATTTTTGATGATGAGATTAACGCCTTAATTTTGTCAGCAAAAGAGTCACTGCGCGTGGCAGGCGTGCGCGATGATGTGCCTCTCGCGTATGAATACATTAGAACATACGTAAGAAAGCGCATGTTACAGGATGCCTCAGACGCTTTTAGAAAGTCTGAGAGCGAGCGTGAGCGTCAACTCATCAATCAGTTGACCTACGGGGGGTGATTGGTATGTTTGACACAGCGACGCTTTTGATAACGGAAGAAATAACGAACAAAAACGGTGAAGCAATTGAACAAGAGACGCCTTTAGATGTTGCCATTGTGCTTCAAAATGTTGACAGAGCACAGCGTGATAAGTATCACCAGGAAGGCTTAGGGCGTGCGGTGCGTTTTAAAGTGGCACTTTTTGGGGATGCTTACAACGCTTCACAAATTCCATATTTCATTTATAAGGGTGTGAGGTACAGCGTGCGAGATTTTACAATGGATAAAACACAAAGCGCGTGCTATATCGAAGGAACTAGCAACAGGGGGGCGTGATGTTATATAGAACTTATAATGAATATAAACAAACGCTTCAGCGCTTGCTTCCTGACTGGAAAATTTACTTTGGCGCAACAAAAGCGGACTTAGTAAAAAATACGTGTTTTGTTTCACACTTATCAGGTGATACTACTTATGCTGATGGTGTGCCAATCATTGCATCCACAACCTATCAGCTGATTTTTCTTCAAGATCGTCAAGCCTTTACAAATAAAAAAGTTATTGAGCTAACAGATGACGGTGTGAAATATGCAGGATATGATCCAGCGAGCGAATGCAACGTGTTTACAGCCACTGTGACGCTTTACGGTCCTGGGAGTGTTCCTGATGAATGAGCAAGAATTAGAGAGAGACGCGCTGACACTTGCAAATGTTAAATTGAAAGAAATTGCTGACAATTTAGCAGACGAGCTGACAGCGTACGCAAAAGCACACAAACGCACGGGCGAACTAGCACGCGCGATAAAAGTAGAAAAAACAGATAACGGCTATAAAGTCACAGGCGGAACACGCGCTGATTATAGCAACAACAGTTATCACGCAATCACATTTTTTAAATATGCACCGGCTCAGGCTGAGTTGCAATCCGCGCTGAATAAAGCGCGTGGAAAAATACAATAAAAAAAAGGAGCTATACAAAATGGCATTTAAATACAAAGAACGTGTAATGTATCACGGAAATCAACGCCTTGTGATTAAACCATGGGGCGCTGCAGGCGCAACAGGAAAACGCACACTTGGAACAGCAGTCTTTGGGACAGGGCTTGTTAGTGTGTCAGCAATGTCGGACGACGCTAAAATTACAAACTTTCCAGCGGATGATACACCAGACCACGCAACAGTCTCAGGTGCCTCACTTTTGAAAGGTACTATGAAATTTATGCAACTAGACAACGATGTGCGCACCAACTTTTTCGGACAAGAAACAATTGACGGCGGGTATGGATCGACTGGTGTTTATCCAAAGGCTGCGGTTCAATATGCATCACTAGGATCTACTCAAGATGGTAAACCTGCGCTTTTGGTTACAGTTTATCCAAATATGTCTGTTACATCTGCGCCAACAAAAGAAACAACGACGGACTCAGCGGATACACCAACCGCTATTCAATGGACTGCAGCCGTTCAAGCGTCAGGGTGCGCGGAAGTTACGACGCCTAAAGGACGCAAAGTTGCGGAATTGGAATTTTTCTTCACAGGCGATGACGTTCAAACTGCACTTGACAAAATTGACAGCGGATATATTTATGGTGTTGAAGCAACTGGAACATCACCACGTGTCGGAGGTTAATTAGACTATGAAAATGAAATATAGTAAGATTAAAGCGTTTAAACTTGCAACAGGTGAGCACTTGCTAGCTTTGCAAGACAAGCTTAGCACAACAACGGATCAAGATGAGCGCTTCGCAACACTTGAAAAGCTTGCTCTTGGTTTGTACTTGGTGAATAACTACAACGTGCAAGAAGCAAAAAGCGAATACACGCGCTTGCGTAAATCTGAAAATGAAGACGAGCGTTATAGCATTATTGATGACGTTGACTTAGATGACGAAATTGAAAAAATCATTGGCTAAAAGAACGCTATGAGGGCGGACGCTTAGAAGCGTCTGCTCTTTTTGCTAAAAGGAGTGAAATATGTTAGAAACACGCAAAGTTTTTGACTACTACCTGAAGACAGGCGGGGATTTGTTAGACGATTTAGAAAAATTAAAATGTGAGTATGCTAAGAAATACTTGAAGCGTGAAAACACTTATGCAGAACAACTATCAATTCTGCTTGAACGTTTAGACGCTGTGGGCGTTGATGTGAGCACACTTTCTTTGGAAGAACTCACAGCGCCTACGATTCCCCCAAAGGTTAAAGAGTCAAAACTTTTAATATCTGAAGAAGACAAAATGCGCCAAGACGCGCAATGGTGGGGCGCAAAAAACAGTGTGCGTGACACATTATCAGCTTTTATTTGCGGTGAGTTAATAACAGCGGACGTGTTACTTGATGCGCCGTATGACACAGTAGTTGACACTGTTAATTATGCTTTTAAAAAACGAGAGGAGGCGATGGATAATGGCAAATAATCAAAAACTAGAAATTGAAATTGCAGGGAATACCGTTCAGTTGGAACGCTCAATGAAATCGATCAACGCGATTTTACAAGCTAGCAAAGCTGAAGCGACTAGCCTGAACCGTGAGTTGAAGTTTGATCCGACGAACACGGAATTGCTTGAGAAGCGTCAAAAAGCTCTCACGACTGCAATGGAAATGAGCAAAGAGCGCGCGAGTGAGTTGAGAAAAGACCTTGAAAAGATTGATCCTCAGGTAAATCCAGAAGGCTTTGTAAAACTATCACGTCAGGTGAATGCGGCAGAGTCTCAGACACGGAGCTTTGAGCGTCAATTGTCTACAACAGATGCTAGATTGTCAGAATTAGCTAATAGAGCTGGAACGTTTAGGTTTGATGCAGGAAACGGTGCGATTGAGTTTAGTAATACGCTGAAAGGCGTGGACGCCGCATTGTCGACAATTAACAGCACGAAATTGACAAACTTTGACAGCGCAAAAGCGAGTGTTGCTGATACAATTAGCACACTCGGACGGCTTGAGGACGTCGTTGAGTTGTCTGAGCGCAAATCACAACTTTTGCGCGACACACTATCACGGTTAGATGCGCGTGTTGATCCTGAGGGCTTTGCGAAATTACAGACGCAACTGCAGAAAAACATTGACGCAACAGACGCGCTGAAAACGAAACAGCAAGAGCTTTATGGCACACTTGGAAACGTCAACGAGCGTGCAAAATCCTTCAGCTTTAATCCAGGAGATGGTATTAAGACATTTGCTAACAATATCAAAGGGATTAAAGAAGCGCTTGCTACGCTTGACACACACAAGCTTTTGAATTTTGATAGTAGCACACAATCAGCGGACGCTTCACGCGCTGTTATCAAACAATTGGCGCAAGCAATTGAGCTGACAAAAGAAAAAACAGAGCGCTTGAAGCAAGAAATGCGCAACATCAACCCAAGCGTTGACACACGCGCTTTTAATCTTTTAAGTGCTGAGATTAGAAAATCGCAAGACGAGTTACAACAGTTGCGCAACAAACGCGTGACAATTCAAGCAGATGTTGGGAGCGAATTGTCAGCATCTCTATCACGCGCTAAGCAAATTACAGACACAGCTTTTTCAGCCATCGGCGTGAGCGGTGCGGGGCAGTTTGTAGAGCATGCGGGCACGAAATTGACAGATGGCTTGAATCGTATCTCATCGCGTTTGTCGAGTGCGTTAGGCGTCACAAATGTGTTTGGACGTGCGGGCGAAGAGGCAGGCTCTATCTTTAATCAGCGCGTGTCTAATAGATTAAATAGTTTGAATTTAAGAAACGTGGGTGCCAATGCATCGCAGGAATTAGCGAGTGCAGGAGAATCTGCAGGCGGTACAATGCTTAACAAACTGAGCAGTGCGATGAAATCGGGAGCAGGAACTGTTGCGAGCGCTGTGGGAAGCGTCGGGAAAACGACGCTGAATGGTATAAGCTCGGCATTTAGTGCGTCAGCCTCGGTTCTTCACGGCGTCGGTGAGCGTGCGGTGAATCTGCTTGTGTCGCCGTTCAAAGGTGTCGGCTCAGCTGTCTCAAATATCACAAAAGGCGCATTTTTGACAGTTGGGCAAAATATCACAAACAGCTTAAATAGTACGCTTCACGGTGTTGTTAACACAATGCAGGACACTGTGCGAGCAGCCTCACAACTCAACAACGTCTTATCTTTTGGCGGTGTTGATGGTTCAACAATTAAGGGCTTAACGAAAGACTTGCAAGACTACGCAAAGCAAACGACGTATAACGCGTCTGAAACTTATAAAGTTGTGGCGAGTCTCTCAGCGTCAAACGTTGAAGCGACTAAAGCGCGTGATTTGACTAAATCCATCGGTAACAGTTACGCGCTCTTAGGGGATGGCTCACGTAAATTGTCAGAAATTGGTACAATTTTCTCACAAATTAATTCAGCAACTAAATTGACGGCTCAAGACTTTAATCAGTTAAAAGATGCAGGTATTGGGGGCGCATTGAGGCAGGAGTTGATGCAAGCACACCCAGAGCTTGTGAATTTTGCGGATGCAATGTCTAAAGGGCAAATTTCGGCAGAAATGGTGAATGAAGCAATTGCAAAAATTGGATCTTCAGATGCTGCTAAAAAAGCCGCATTCGTTCCGAAAACAATCGGTGAAGCGTTTGATTCGATGCAAGAGACGATTGGTCAAAAGTTTCAAGATGTGTTCTCTAATTTGAACACGCGCGGAATTAATTTTGTCAGAAATTTCACAGATGCGATTGATGGCATTAATGTTGATAGGTTCAATGATATGCTCTCAGGTGTCATTGATAACGCAACAAAAGGTATCAAAGGGCTTGTGGACATTGGCGGACAAATCGGTGATGGATTCAAGAGTGGGCTAAATTCTGACAAATCTAAGGAAAATCTAAAAGACGCTGGTGAAAAGCTAGACCTTGGAAAAACAATTGGCTCATTTAATTTTTCAGACATTTCACAAAAACTGACTGAAGCATTCATTGGCGTATTGCCTGCAATTTCAAATGTGATAAAAACAATTGTTGACATGTTCAACGCTGTTAATTTCGGAGGGTTTGTCAACAAGATTCTTGAAATCGGACAGGCATTCTTTGATGTCATCTCAAAAGCTGATTTTTCTCCAATTGTGAAAGCGTTTGGGAATTTGTCAAAAGCAATTGGGAACACGTTCAAAGATGTTGATTTTCATGCAGTGTTTGGCGTAGCACTAGATGTTGTTCAAACTGTTGTTGTTGGCATTATTGACGCGTTCATGGCTGTCATTAATTTTATAAATTCTGACAATTTCAAAGGTACATTTGAGAGCGTATGGAATGGTATTTCAGGATTTGTTCAAATTGTTGGTGACGCTATCAAGACAATGTTTGAAAACATTGACATGAGCACACTTGAAAACGCAGGACAGTCTGTGATGGATTTGTTCAACAGTGTTCTTGACTTTTTCAACAGCGAGTTCATGGCGTCACTATTGGAATCAGTCGGTGGTCTGATTGCGGACGCTATTAATTTAATAAACGGGATTCTTGACCCTGTCGCAGGCATTGCGTCAGATATTCTGGATATTTTCGCAGGCATTGACGTCGGTCCGATTGTTGATGAAATCAAGGCGCCGTTTATTCTTGCAGGTGATGCGATTATTGAAGCGCTTAAACCAATTAAAACAAGCTTTGATGACATTAAAAAATCTGATTTTACGGCAACAGTAAACAGCGGATTAAAAACTTTTAGCGACGAGCTAAAAAACGCCATGGGCTTCCTTGATCCAATTGCCAAAGGTTTCGGTAAAATTGTTGGCACAGGTTTAGGTGCAACACTTGAAATCATTGTTGGCGCAATCAACGGAATCATCAAGGCTTCCAAGCCGTTCATGGATTTTGTGGGTTACTTGTTCAAAAAATTGCAACCCGTCGCCGATGCGTTCAAAGTTGTCGCTGATCAAGTCGGACGAATTCTCAACGTGTTAGGAAAAGGCATAGCTAAAAAGCTTTCTGAACTAGGCGACGCTGTTGGAAAAGCTCTAGCGCCTGCATTTGACAAGCTGAAGAAAGTTCTAGACCCGATTTTTGACACAATCAGCAAAATGTTCAAGACGTTGTCTAAATATGCAAAATCTGGTGGTGATGCTATTGTTGGTTTTCTTGAAAAATCTCTCGGCGTGTCAGAAAATAGCCTTGGTGCTGTTCACACAAATAGCATTGGCAACTACGACTATAGCGCGTCTAGTGTTCAAAATAACACGACAACAAATCACGTCACAATGACAGTGACAGGACAAGACGGCACGTCAGTCTTAGATATTGCACGCGCAGTAAAACATGAATTAGAATTGGGGACAGTTTAATGATTATTCGAAATATTCAGCCAATTTTAAAAAAGTCTCTTAGGGACGTGATCAACTATCACGCGCCAACGCCCGAAGAGATGGAAAAAGACATGTTTGTCGTTGGCTTCTTAATTGAAGACAATGACAACACAACAATCAGGTAGCCGTGACAAGCTACCTTTTTTGTGGTATAATAGAAAACAAAAAGGAGATTTTTATGGCAAGAAATGACTTGCGCATTTTTGATATCTTTGTGTCAGATGTTGGTGATACGTTTGACGAATCTGACAAAGTTGACAATTTGCATTTATACAATCCTTCAAATCTCGGTGGAGGGTTTACACGCTCAAGCGATGGAAAACTAGGCGTAGCAAACGAGACAATCACTTTTTCCATTGTCTTTAAATCTAATGAACAAAAATCAGCTTATGAGCAATATTTTGAGGTAGTTGGAAAACTAGCAAGCAAAGAAATTGTCTGGCTACGCTACGCTGTGCCATCGTCCGAGGGCTACCGTGTGGCATACCGTCCAGGGTACATTTCAAAAATTACGAAAACTGAAGCAAAATATGCGGACGCGTCGTTAGTTGAACAGCTTTCAATTACAACTATTTCATCATGGTTTGAGCTTTACACACGCGCAGGAGGCGGACCGCTTGATCCATCATCTATGACACTTATGCAACCTGCTATGTTTTCTAATTTTCCAGACAATTACAAAAAATCACCTTACGGCTATCCGTACTGGTACGGTGCAGACACTAAGCGACGACGTAAGAAAAAAAATGACTGGTATAACACGTTTGGTAATTTGTTTAACTTGAATGAAAAGCAAGTTGTCGGAATCCACGCGCCAACACATTCTATTTCTACGCTTGAACGTGACGCTTTAGGATTGAACACAATAAAAGGTCCGAACTATATGACAGGTGATCAATATAATGATAAAGCGCGTGCTTATAACTTTAAAGCAAAGATTGAGAACTTTGGGCGCAATGACTCAAGCGCGTTTAGTGCGTATCACAGCGTTTATATTAGCGGAAACGCTACGGCAGGAAGTACACTTAGCATTTCAACACGCGCAGGCGTTAAAACAAATCAGTTGATTTTTAAAGAGTCGGGTCATTTTGTTATTGACACCGCGGATTGGGCGAACATTTACGAAATCAACGGAAGCTCAGGAGGTATCGACTTTTCATTTTTTGTAGGCGGTGACGTAGGCACAGACGCATCTGTGAACGGCCCAGCGTCAACGATTATAGCAAGGAGGGCAATTCTTGGCATCTAAACCTATTGCAGCAGTTGAAATTTATAAAAGTAACCCAGCGCTTTATTATGATGACAGTCCTGCAAACTGTCGGTTGGAGCGCATCGCAAGTTTTACAACAACGGACTTTGAAGTTACTTTTGGCTATAACACGGGTGACAGACAATCACGCGTGGTGGCGCAAGGTGACGTCAACGGCTTTGGCTCGTGTAAAATTGGCGACATTGTTAACGTGTCACTTTTCAACATTGGCGCGTGGCAAAAGGAATATGTGATTTTTAATTTTGCGCAAGCGGACACAGAGGGTGACGCTTTGCCAAAATTTACGGTGGATGGTTCACGACAGCAGGGCGTGTTTGTTATCACATCGTTTGATGGAAACAGTTTAGTGTTGCAGGATTATGTGGCGTATATGTTAAGCGCCGTTACGATCGGCTACGCTGGCAACATCAACCACGTGCCACTTTTGGATGTGCTAGATTTTATTAGTTCACGAGACTTGCGCGCATTCCCAACGCGTGTGTATAAGTACAAAAAGAAAAACAGTATTTTCAGACTTTCAGCAGGTTATGACAATAACAACATCAGAGTATCTTTAGCGGACGACATCACAGCGACTAATTCCACACCTTACGAAGTGTTGACAAAATGTTTGAATAATACACGTGAGGGTAATAGTAGCAGTGTGACAGAAGGAAACACAACAGTAGTGACAAAGGACAATCACGTTTTTGCGTGGATTGGAGCGCGAATGACGCACATCACAGGGCGTTTTTCTGAGGTCACACCGTTCATTTTGTTTTTAAATAAAGAACACTTGGTGACGCTAGGGCGTGGGCGTGAATCACGTTCTGCCATATCTGTGCGCGTGCGTGCGGGCGCTGACGTCAAAACAACACCAAAAGAAACACGTAAATCAGCGAGTGTGTGGGCGCAAACGTACGACAACAGCGACAACTATACGCGCCTGGGCGTTGTTGTTGCGTCTGACATCACGACAGGCAAGCGATCACTCAATACAATCGCTAAACTCTCGCCTCAAGATTACACAAACGCCAATATTCAAAAACAATCTGTATTATTGTTATCATACAAAGATATGACAAGTGACAACATTTATGATGAGGATTGGCGTGAGCTTGTGAACGCGGTACAATCACAACAATTTGAGCGTGAGGACGTTGACAAAAACGAGCAAACAAAAGCACCGAATCGCAATCTGTACACGGATGAAGAACAATATAAGGCTGACAGACAAGCATACAACGAGACGCACAAAGAAGAAAAGAAAGTTGATGACGCGTATAAGAAGATTTTGGCAAATGTTAAAAATTACATTATGTATGCTATCCACCGAAAAATGGACCGTTATCCGTCAGAATTGCTCTATGAAATTGTTTATGGTAGAACATACAATGACTGGCTTGATTTTAATCCAAAGACAGCGGCGGTATTTATGGAGATCGAGACGGGTGAAGAAAGTCTTGATTTTGAATCTTTTGACAATAAGAACCCCGCGATCTTGCGAATCATTGACGCGATGTTGCAAAATCTACAGATTAAGATTGAGCGCAAATTGCAAACAGCAACAGCAGGGCTAGAGTTTACGCTAACGGACAAACAGTTTTTCTGCACAAATAACGCGCTAAGCGGTTGGAATCTATTCAAATTAGACTATGACACAGCGTTTGGCGTAGGTATTCATTCGCTACTTTGCACGCTCAAATATGCAACATTTAGCCCTAACGGTGCACGCTATACGCTTATTGAATGTCCGTTCAAAGACATTCATGACATTGTTTATCAAATTTAATTGAGGTATAATATATGAAAACATTTAAAGCACGTATTTTACCGGACGGCTTAATTGCTGTGAATATCGGCGCTGAAGTGCCATTAATCAAGAATCACGACATTTACGGCGACGCTTATGGCATGTGTGAAATCATTGACCAACATCACGCGCTCATTAAATCGGATATTTTAAGTGTCGGTGATAAGCTCTCAACTGGCTCATTTGTTGTGGGTTACAATCGCTATGAAGTGCGTGAAGTAAGCTTCACAGATGCGCCAAAATTCCCAGAATGCGAGGTGTTAGAAGAAATTGATTAACGCTTTAACATTTACAAGCAAGGGCGAAGATGAACACTTAACCTGGGCGCAAGAGGACGCCTTGGTGTTTGATGCAGTATTTGCTAAAATGCGTAACACACCAGAGCTTCCGTCTTTCGACGGTCTCACCGATGGTGAGAAGGATACGCTGAACAAAAACGTGGAATGCTACAAACAGTCGCGCGTTTATGTTGCTGAGATGTACGCAACGAGAAAAGGTGAACTGGTAAATTTTAAAAAGATCAGGGGCTATATTGCAGGGCGCTATTTTGAAGCGTCTGACGTCGGTGTGCGTTTCAAGCCTGTAAGCGCTTACAATATCGATTACGCTTATGTGACTATTTTAGCGTCATCAGACGGCTCACTCTCGTTCGTTGATTTAAATGATGCCTATAAAAAAGAGACAGCGCCAACAATCAACGCAGGTGACCGTGGTCAAGGAGTGAAGCAAAAGCTGAAAGCGGTGGGCTTGTTGGCGTTACGCTTTGATGGAGACAACGTCCACGCAGATATTGAAAATGCGCCATTTACTGCAGATTTTCCAGGCGAAGGCACAGCTTATGATTTTGGCTTTGATCAATCTTATAAGCACCGTGGGAAAAATGATGAATACAGCGTAGGGCTCACACGACTTATTCACGGAAGCAAAATTGGTGACATACAAGTTGGAACAGCGACGGAAGAAGAAAAGGATGCTTACACACACGGTATGTGGAGCCGTAAGCCTCGGACAGCGCCAGAGCATAATTATATGGAGCCGTTTGGTTTTGATATCCGCTTGCCGTACGATGATATCACAGCTAAAAGTTGGGCTATGCTTAATTCAGGCTATGCGATAGTTAAGACAAACGACAATCTGCCGAAGCCTCCGAAATTTTTACGTAGTGCGAGCGACAAACCTGACGCAGATTACGAAAAAGTGGCGTGGCCTTACACGCTCTATAGGTATAACCGTAAACCCGTAAGACTAACTAAACGCGACTTACACAACGGGATTGAATTACCTGTGAAACGTTACACAGGGCAAGAATTAGACCATCTTGTTCCATCTGACGGACGCAATACACTAGCAACAGACGGACAGTATGTTTTCGGCGTTGTTAACAATCGTGGAAGTGCAACAAAAACAACGGAAGACGTTTTGTATACGCCACAGAGTGAAATTTTTAAATTATCAGATTTGAATATCAACGTGACAAATTTGCGTTATGCTGATTCTAATATTGTGGATGCTATGTCTGACGTGTTAGAAATACCCACAGGTTTTAACATGGACGGCTATATATTAGCTGATGTGAACGTTACGTCAACACGTGCGTTGACATGGCTCAAAAATAAAGAGCCGTTTGTTTCATCTAGCTCTGTCCCGTATTCGCGCACAATTGCTATTGGACTCAGTCAAATTAACATTTCAACACAGCTTGCGTGGGTCAAACATGTTAAAACGGGTGAAAATACAAACGAGGAATATGATAGCAATTATGTGCTTTCTTTGCAAACAATCGGCACGCGCCCTTTTCGCTATGCAGGACAAACGTTCAAATATTATGATAGAAACTATAACATCGATTATCGTAGGCTTGGTGCTGATTTTCTTGATAACGTACCTGATGAATTTATTAAAAAGATTTTTTATCCGTACGCGTGGAGTGATTTTATAGATTACAGTTACGCAAACAAACCGACAATTGACGCACTTGACAAAGCGATTGAAAACGATATTGGCGACGCAAAACAACAACATAGCATTGTTATAGCAACAAGCACAGGTGGACGATTACAGCCAAGATTAACGACAGGAGGAATTTGATGATTAATTGTTACACGTTTGATAACGGCAAAAAATATGATGCAAAGGTAGACGCGCGTGTGAAGCGTGACTTATTTGGAGATATTGGATCAGCGTTCTTTGTAGACTATCCAAAACAAGCTATTTCAGCGTCTATATATTCCGTAACAGAGCGAGATGGTGAGACGTTTGTAAATGTTAAACTGATCAACAATCTCACAGTTATGCTTGGTGGACGCTTAGCGACATTAGTGGACGAGATAGTGCCTGCTAAGATCCTGGGTGATTTAAAAGATAACTATTATGTGGCACAAATGCAGTTTCTAGTGTCAGCCAAAGGTACAAGTTACAATAATAAAAAATGTAATGTTTTCGCCTTTGATTATGTTACAATGCCTGAAAGCTTTAAGAAAGACGGTGAGCCAAACACTGACTTTGATGCGGACAACTTCGTAACGTCACTCTTTGTTATTGTATTAACACAACAGCACAATGATTTCACGAACGCGAGCGTCTATCCAGCTTTAGTTAGTACAGCTAAGTTTCTAGCCGGCGCGTCGTTTGACATTGCAGAAAGTGGAGATAAGAGCGTCTATGGCTCACTCCCTCTCGCTTACGCAGGCGGTGATCTCAATGGCTTACATTATCAGCTCTCAGGCTGTGTCACGGTAGATCCGTCCATCGTTGTGCCTCTCCACGATAGTCGCGCAGTTATTCCAATTAGTGCTAGTAAACTGCTGAAGCACGCAGTGCAGTTAAACGGAGATGTGGCGGTGATTTTCGGTGATAGTGTATCAGCAGGATTCTTAACAACGGACCCGCGCGCATATTTAGAGCGAACGTGGAAAGTTGGGACAGTCCAGGATACTGACTTGCAAAAAGTAATAGCAAACGACTTAGCAAAAGTAGATGGCGCCAAAGAATCCAAAACACTTTTTGTTGTAACTGATGATAAGTTCGGACACGTGACATTTGAGAATTGGACTAAAGTTTTCGTCATGTCTAGTGGCACAATGTAAGGGAGCTGACGCTCTCTTTTTTTGTGCGCGTGTGGGTTTAAACTTAAACCTAATGAGAGAGCTTTCTTCCTATTATATAGCGTCATTTTTTGTGGGTTTAAGTTTATACCTTTGTGAAATATATCACAAAGGTATAAGTTTATACCTATTAACCATCTGACATGGTGTTCATTTTTCATGGGTTTAAGTTTATACCTATCAAAAATAGAACGCTTTAGCGTGCGTTTTCTTCCTATATAATAGGTATAAACTTAAACCTTTTGAGCGCTTTTCTTCCTATATAATAACGATATATCAACGCACACATGCGCGCAAGCGCACACAAAAAAGCTCACGTTGCGTTAGCGACGTGAGGCTCTTCAGACGCTTTCCTGTTGTCACTAAAAAAGTTTTCTTATTGTTGTATAAGATCTTGACAAATCATCTCTTTTCCTATATACTATAAGTAAAGGTAAACACAGAAAGGTGTGATGATTATGAGCAAATATACACGCTCACTTCCAATTCCAATTATCTCTCTATTAAATAAAAATAAAAAACTCATTTACAATCCATGTTTTCCAAATATGGCGATAGTGGGTCACGCGCTTTGCGTTAGCAAAGCCAAGCGCACGGCGTTAGCCTGTGCGCACAGTGAGGCGCAATTGAGCAAGCGTAAGACAGTCGGATTTTACAAAGATCCTGAACTGTCTGCGGATGATATCAGCTATGGCTTGTTAGCGCTTCATTATCTAGATAAAAGCCAAGCGGCAATTGAGCCATTTATGGACGCTTTTGATGTGCTTGTGGATAGTGTACCAGAGCTTGAGCCGAACGTTAGTGAGGCGCGTGTTGAGGCAAGCGTTAGCGCGAACGTTAGTGAGCGCGAGCGTGAGAGCGCTAAGGCATCGTCTAAGGCAACAACTAAGAAGACAGGCAAACGTACAGGCGACGCTAAGAAAGAGCGTGAGTATAACACGCACAAGACAAAATCAACGAGCGTTGATGATAATCCGCAAACGTATTTTCCAATCAATAACTTGGAAGCTAAACAAGCGGCTGACTATCTCGCATCACTTGACGTAGACACGCGCTCAATTGTTGTTGAGAAAGTGTTCAGTGGCAACTACACGTTCTATGATTACACGGACGGAAACAAAACGGACGAACACAAAACAAAAGGACGCAAGATGCGTATCACACGCCGTGCAAGTGACGCATTTATGCCACGCAAAGCAAAAGAGCGCACAGCTCTCATGCATACGATTTATAGAAAATATGTGAAAGGACAAAAACAAGATGAAACAGCTAACACTGACAGCACAACACAAAACGCATAGCGCTCAGAGCGTTCGTAAATCGCTTTGGCATGGCAATAAGAGCGAACGCTTGATGCACGATCACGCCAATTTTATCGACAAGACACGCACTGAACAAAACGTTATGATTGTTGATGAGATGAATGATCTGAAGGCGTGGGTAGACGCACAATATGCGGACGCCGTGGACAAATACAACGACGGTTTGCGCGCTGACAGAAAAATTGAGAGTTATTTTGATGAACGTTTGAGCAAAAACAAAAAAATGGTAGAACCGTTTGAAGAGTTTGTTTTCAGCTATGGAAACGCGTTAGACGTGACGAAAGATGGCGCATTTTTAAACAGCGGTGAACGTTACGGCGACAACTTAGACACTGGCGGTGAAGAATGGAACACGCGCGCGAAAGCGTTGACGTCATTCGCTAAATCTCTTCCTGAGCTTGTGCCTGAGTTTCGTTTTGGACACATTCGCGTGGACGTTGATGAGTCTAATCCACATATCCACGCGATAGGTTTACCCTTAAACCCTGACAAAACGCGCCTGGGGCTTTGCTCAGGACGTGGGACAATGCTGAAGAATATTAACGAGCGCGTGGGGCTTATTAAAACGTCCGACAGTGGCAAGCAAAACATGCAGAACATCTTCAGCAAATTCACGGACACATATCTCAAAGATTGCATGTTGGAACATTACAACGACGTAAGCCGTGAGCCTGCCGTACGTGCGCCGAAACGTACAGCGCGTGAGAAGCTCACTGAGAAAGAGTTTAAACGCGTCATGGCTCCGATTAACGAGCAATCACAACGCCTCAGTCAGCAGATTGATTATTACACGCAATTAAACCAACAAATGAGCGCCTACGTGCGCCAGTTGGAAGAGTTGCTAGATGATGCGTCTGAGGACATCAAAGCACGCGCTGAGCGATTGAAAGAACTTAAGCCAAAAGATGAAGCATTTGAGAACGCGTTAGAAAAAGTCAAAGGTGTCAACTTAGCGGACTTGGTAGGATCTAAGAGCGACGGCTTGACGTTATAAAAAAGAAGCGGAACTGCTTCTTTTTTTGTTGACAGATTTGCTGAGCTGTGCTATACTATATTCATAAGTAAGTTAACAAAACGCATGAGCATAACAAAATCTCACTTTCTTATTCTATAGTAGTTATCATAATTATTACCTTACCTTTCTAAAAATTTCAAGTATCAAAATGACTTACTTATGAATTAAAAAAGCTTGACGAGATGTCAAGCTTTTTCTATTGCTATTTCAAGCGTGTATTTGTCCGTGCCAGAAAGTCCTCCGTAGATAAACGTCATAGCTTTTATGATTTCATAGTTGTCATCTGTCCACAGTTCGGCGTCTGTGAAGCCGTCTATGAGCGCTTTGACCGTCGGATAGAGATTTGGTGGGTCCATTCGCCGCTTTGTTGGAGCGTATACCGTGATAGTCACAGCGCACGGATTGGACGGAGAGAACGCATCCTGGCGCGTGCGTGCGTTTGCTAGAGATTTGGCTAGAGTTCTTAAGTGTTTAGTGAGCTGTGCTTTTACTGCAAAATGCAAGCGATCATTTGCGCTGATGATCTCATTACCACTCTTGCGCGTGTGCTTGCTGTTGCGTTTTAGATTGAATGTGAACGTGTACATGTGAACAAATCCTTTCTTTTTTCTACTATTATAGCACGCGCACGTGAGATTGACAAGATTGACAGAATTGAATGCGGTGTGATATACTATATATGAGTTTGATAGTTGCTTTGTTTTTCATTTCGAAAACAAAGAGAAAGAGCGCCGATGAGCGTTCTTTTTTTGCAAATTATTTTACAAAAAGTGTTGACAAACAACGTTCACTGTGCTATACTATAGATAGTTAGAGAGTGTTTGTGTGATTCATAAATTACACAGCAAGGGCGCCAAGTGGCGTTCTTTTTTTGTTTAATTTCCCAAGGGTGCGTGTTTTATTTTGTTTCAAAAATAGAAGCGCGCTATTTTTTTTTTGAAACACAACAAACCGCATAATGACGCCGTTTAGAGGTGCTAAAATAACCGTTGTTTCATTGTTTTGTTTTTTTATCCCCTAATAACATATAAACATGGACATCATTAGAGAAATTAGTCTTACATTAAATCTTTCTAATAGTAAAAATAAAAAGTGGTAATTATGGAATAAAACATAAAACATTGAAACATTTATCATTCTATACTCTATTAAATGCCTAGTTTATGCCTGTTTACACCTGTTTCATTTTTTAAAAAAGCTTTTTCAAAAAATGAAACATTTTGAAACATTTTTTGGCGTTAGGGGTTGACAGCTTCGGGGCGCTGTGATATACTATAGACAACAAAAGAAAAGGAGTTTCCAACTATGAAACAATCAAACACTCTCAAACTAACTGCTGCTAACATTATCAGCACGCTTAAAACAATAATTGACGATTCTGAAGGTCGTCCACGTGTCGAAGTAGCGTATGTAAAAGTTATTGAAGAAACTATCGGCGCACTTACAAAAGAATATTGTGATGATGTTGATCCTCTTGTAGCGAGCATGATGGAATCTGTACATAAGAAAGAAGTAACAAAAGAAAAACTTCTAGAAGAACGCTATGTCTTGCATAGCACGCTTAAAGTTACAGATATTGAACGTGAAAAAGAAAACTGCAAAAAACGTGTTGAAGAAATTACTAAAAAAATTAACACGTTAGATGAAGCTATTACAAAATTGAATAGTAAGATTCAAAGCGAACAAACAAAAGAATTTAAGTTTACATCTAAAGCTGCAAAAGAAACGTTTGAGACATTGAAAGAAATGCTCAGCATTGACTACAATGTCATTCAATTCCGTGATCGTCGTATCTTTTCGTTTGAAGCAATGTTTGCAGGAAATGCGCGCGTGACTTTCTCATCTGCTCGTTCAGCGCAATTTATCAGTTATTTCACACGCACAGACAACCGTGTCTTTCCATTTGTTCAGCGTATTGTTGACGCTGTTCTCGCAGATTACCCACTCGATGGCGCAGGTTATATTTTTGATGCAAATGATAAAAACGCTAAAAGTGAAGCCATTGAACGCTTTGCGAAAGGCATTGACACGCAATGTGGAAAAGGTGCTTTTGCCGCTTACTTCCTCTATCCCGAACTTTACAATGAGAAAGAATACCCAGTTAAGCGCACGTTTGTGATCGGTACAGATTCGGACACAGGTAAAACACTCATGATAAGACTTGCAAAAGCGCTTTACGGACCGCTTTCTAAAGTTGCAATGCCTCGACCAACCGCATCTGATAGTGGATACGATAAAGGTCTTGTGGATTGGAACAATACAAACAAAGATGTTGTGATGCTTTTGATTGATGATGACAATCAGGACGGACGCTCACGCGCTGATTTTTACAAAAACATTTATAATCCTGAAGGTATGCAAATTGGAAACCGCGGTAAAGCTAATGAATACGTGCAATTTCGCGGAAACATTAACGTTAATTTGAACGCGCTCGATCCATCGTTTAACGAGAAGCAAGTGCAAAAACGTTTGTATTTCTTACATTTGATTGTGCCTGCTAACATGTACATGGCACGCCATGAGCTTGCTGAAATTGGTGCATATGATGAATATAGCGACGCGGACGCGCTGATTAACTATCTTAATGCACACCGCGAGGACGCTAAGGCGTGGCTTGACAATTACAAAACGCCTGATGTGTTGAATACTAAATCAGCTGAAGCACATGAGAAAGAACGTGAGGACGCCATCCAACATCGTGATATTTTGGAATTTATTGACGCACGTTTGACCGAAAACAACAGCGGAAAAATGCGCCTTGCTACAGTTAAAAAAGAATTTCACGGCGAGATCAATGTGACAAAAAAACTTGTTAATAAGATTGGTAAGGGTTATTACATTTGTGAACAAATGCGAATTCCTGTAGGCGACGGTGAATCTGTTTCAACGAGTGGTATCAAAGTAAGCGTGGATGGGGAAACTGGAAAAATTAAAGATCCTATCGTTGCACTAAGTGAAACGATTAAAGAACTTAGTGACGTCCGTGAATTTGTAAGTGTTGAAGAAATGCTTAACAACATTAACAATGTGCTCAACGGTGTTGAAGAAGCTGTTGAGACTAAAGCTGAAGCGTTGCCTGACGTTGAAACAATTGACGCTCCAGAAGTTAAGACAATTGAAAAAGCTGACGTGCTTGATGAGTTTGTTAAAGCGAGTGACAAACGTATGGGAGAAAGCACGACAATTGAAGCAAGTGATACAGTAAAACTCTTTGCGAACGTTAAGCAAATTGAGAAAACAGAATTGACAGCTGTTAAAGTTGGTGATGTTGTTGCCGTGTTTGCAGATGAAACAACGGATGAAAAAGAAGTTGGAACATATCTCAGCGAGATCAGTGGACAAGCTATTGAAGCAGTTTACGCTGTTGAAGTAAATGCTGAGACTGCTGTGATGTTGGTTAACAATGGACAAACAGTGACGGATAACTTTTATGCTGTGAATACGTTTACTGAAAAAGTGAGTGGGTTTGCTAAAGCTGTTGAAGAACTCAGCACTCTTACAATTGCTACAACTAGTGACGATGACACACCATGGTGAGAGGATAGTATATGGATATAGTGACGCTAGTGATGCGTAAAGAAGTGGTGTTAGAGCGCGGTGTTGTTGCGCTACTCAAGATTCGCAAGGCTTATGACTTGGATTGTGAGGGTGACTTGAAAGAGATTCACGCGCAGTTCAACGCTCAGCAATACTTAGAGCGAGCGATTACACGCACGGTGATCGTGGGTGAGCATGAGTATTGCTACAAGTATATTAAAGCTGTGAAAGCTTTAGGACTGTATCCGCGATATATGCGAAAGGAATTAGATCCGCGTGATGTTGATGCTTGGATTAAAGAGCGCTTAATTGCGCTGACATAGATTGGCGATAGTTGCACACAGTGTGACTGTTGTCGCAAGCGTAAAGAGGTGCACGCTTTACGTTTGCGAGAGCAGTCTGCGGCGTGTAAACGCCTAAAGCTTCGGCTTTTTTGAAGCTGAGAATGAGCTTTAGACCCCCCGCCTAAGCGATTTTTGTGGGAGGGTAAACAGTCGGAGGGTGAGGGTTTCTATAAACCTCCCAGGAAAAATGGCCCAAAATGTTTTAAGGACTGGACTAGACTCTCTAAAAAATCCTCTCATACATTGTCAAAAGCGCCTATTTGTGGTATAATAGAGGGAAGAATAAAACACGAAGGAGGTGCGCGCGTGGCAAAAATAACGAAATATGAAAAGTTAGTTGTGCCAAACATTGAGAAGATTAAAGAAGCACGGACGAATGGCTCAAGCATGCAAGACATAGCGGACATGCTGGGCGTTGGACGGAGTTCTCTCCAGTACTGGCTAAAACACAAGCCAGAATTCCGTGAGGCTATGGACGAAGCGACTGAAGACATGGAAATGACAATTGAGCGCACGGCTAAAACGAGCTTGCTGAATAAATTAGTAGATAGATTTGTGACGACTGAAGAAATTTACTCTGAAGGTGTGTTAGTTAAAGAGAGAAAGCAACTCGTAAAGGCTGACACTACGGCTATTATATTTGCTCTCAAAGCTCGCAATCCTGAAATGTGGGATCCGTTGGGCGTTGCTCGCCTTGACAATGACAAGACGGACACAATTTCTGAAGATATTACAAATGCGCTAAATAAATATGCGGAAAAAATGAAAAAGGGTGTTGACAACGCTGACTGAGTGTGATACACTATATGTATAAGATAACAAAAGGAGATTTTGAATGGCTACTTATAATGATTTTTATAATCAAGTAATTGGGAATGCGTACAATATTGACGGCGCTTACGGTGCGCAATGTTTAACGGGCGACCATCTTGTGAAGCTTGCTGACGGAACATATAAAAAAGCTGAAGACATTGTAGCAGGTGATGAGCTAAGCACTGGAAACACTGTGATCAGTAATGTTGCAAAAAAAGCTGAAGTGTTCGCGTTGATGACTGAGCAAAGTTACGCATACGTGACAGACGACCATCGCGTGTTTCTGACAGACGGGACTAATAAGCGTGTGGATGAATTGACATCAGACGATGAGATTGCACTTGATTTAACAAACAGCAACAACTCAACAAAAGAAGAACGTGACGCATTTATTGACAGTTTAATTGATGAAAGTGGGCATTTGTTGACAGATGACAAAGAGCAAGCTATTGAGTTTCAACATTACGCACATTTGAACGGATACAGCGCGCCGTTGTTTGTGAGAAACGTTTATAGTGAAGATGAACACGCTTATGACGTAGTGATTGAACGCAATAAACGTTTGACAAATAACTTTTGTAATTTAGCTAAAAAAGGCAACACGGTGGTTTACACAATTAATTGCGACGGTAATCATAGCTTTTATGCAGATAATCAAAAACATCACAATTGCTGGGATGGTGCGGCATATTATGAACGCTGGTTAGGCTATCCTGTGACTAACTGTACAAACACAGGGTATGCGCGTGATGTTTGGGAACAACGCCACAGCAACGGCATTTTGAACAACTTTGATGAAGTGGAGATTATGCAACCTGGGGACATTGCGGTGTTTGCAGTGACAGATTACACACCTTATAGCCACATTGCAATTTTCCACAGTGATGCAGGAAACGGTGGTGGATACTTCCTTGGACAAAACCAAGGTGGAACGCCTGACGGTCAAGGTGGTTCAGCATTTAATCTTTGTTGGCTTCCATATTCATCAACTTATCCAACAGCATTTAGACCAAAAGCTTTTAGCGGTGGACAAACGGCAAACGCTACGCCTTCAGCACCTGCATCTGCTAACGGTGCATGGATTGCTGAAGATGCGACATTTACAAGCGCTTATCCAATCCGTGCGCGTGTTGATGGTCCATCGACTGCTAACCGTCAAGTTTACATTTTCCCTGCAGGATCAAAAATTCATTATGACGCCTATTGCCACGCGAACGGCTACGTTTGGATTCGTCAGCCACGCGCTGACGGTGGCTATTGGTTTATTCCAACGGGAGAAAGCGATGGGTCACGACGCACAGATTCAGCTTGGGGAAGTTTTGAATAATGAAATATTTAAACGCGTTGAAACAGTATAATGAAGAAAACAATGTTAAGACGTGCAAAGCTATTGAACGCGCTTTCCAAAAGCATGAGCGAATCCACGCCCGCGCCTTGGAAGGCGTTTATTTGTACCGTCCTGACGTTGTTGAGACAGCTATTGAATTTGTGGAAAATGAATTTTATAAGACAACTGGAGATCTTGAGCTGATTAAATTGCAACCTGCTCAGAAATGGTGGTTTGAGTTGTGGTTTGGTTACTATACAAAAGATGGAAGCGCTCTCATAAATGAAACATTTTTGAATATTATCCGTGGTGCAGGAAAATCTACGATACTTGCAGCAGTTGAGATGTTCTGGCTCATCTTTGGCGGAAATTATGGCGGTGAGAGCTGGATTATTGCTTACGATAATAACCAAGCGGAACACGTTTTTGGACAAGTGAGAAACCAAATAACGTCTGGCAACGGACTTTTCAAAATGTTGGGCGATACGAAGCAACTGAAGACAACAAAAACAGGTATTCGATTCCTTCCGACAAAAAACGAGGTTCGAAAAGCTACGCATGATGTGTCACGCTTGCAGGGGAACAACACAAGCCTAAATGCGTTTGATGAAGTCCACGTATATAAAGAAGACGTCATCTCAGCCGTTAACAAAGGTAGCCGTCAGAAACAGAAATCTTGGCGCTCGATTTATATCACGTCTGGAGGAATCACAAGAGGCTATTTGTATGATGATTTAATCACGCGCTTTAAATCAGATGAAGAATTTGAAAATGACAGATCTATTGGACTTATTTACCAACTTGACAACGCGCGTGAAGTTAAGGATGAAAGCAATTGGAGCAAGGCGGCGCCGATGATTTACGGAGGACTTCCAAAACTTGAGAGTGTGCGTGAAGAGTACAGAATAGCGAGTGGAGATAACGCTTTGCAGTTACAGTTTTTAGCCTACAATATGGGAATAGCTGTGAACGACTCAGCGAAATACATTACACCGTCAGAGTCAATGTGTAAAGAGTACGACATGGACGCGGTGTGGTCTGGCGCTGATGTTGTTGTTGGTGTGGATATGTCACTTACTGGAGACTTGACCGCTGTGATATTTTTGACAGACGTGGACGGGCAAATGTTCGCGCATTGCGAAGCGTTAGGAAGCAGAAACACGCTTTCTCAATTGCCTGATGATATTGCTAAAAAGTTAGAGTTGATGATCGGTGACGGCTTGACAATTACTGAAGGCGCTTTCATTACGGCGCATGATGTGTTTGAGATTGTGCAAACGTTTGCGGAACGCTACAACTGCCAATTCACTTTTATTGGCTATGACCCGTCACGCTACGATAATCTACGTTTATTAATCGATGATTATTTCTTTGATGTGGACTCAGACCGTCAGCTTGCAATCCGTCAAGGATTCGCTCTTTCTGATTATATTAAATTAATGAAAGACAAGTTGGCGGATGGCTCGCTCACTCATAATTCTAAGATTTTGGAATGGAGCCTCAACAATTTCGCCGTTAAAGTTGGAACGAGCGGAGATTATATGGCAACTAAGCTTACTAACGCTGAAAAAATTGACCCTGTCGTGGCGCTCGTTATCGCACTCAAGACAGCTATCATAAAAGGGACGTGAATTGACAGATTCACGTTTTTATGTTATAATTGAAAATAAAAAGAGGTTTATTGTTGATGGAACATTTGTTCGATTTTTTAATGACACTATCACCAACAGATATGTCAGTTGTCATGTTTGTATTTTTGCTTGTTGATATGTGGACAGCTCTCAGCTTGTCTATTAAGTCAAAAAGCATTTTATCCAAGACTTTGATTAAAGGCTCTGTGTTTAATCTGTTAATTATTGTTGTGCCATTTGCACTTTCAGTTTTTCAGCATTACACTGCCATCCCTGGGCACGACTATGCGTATATTCAAACGCTCTCACTTTTTGTCACTGTGTTATTTTTAGCGTCAGAGTCTATTTCAATTATTGCAAATTATTCAGCAGCGAATCCTGAAGCGTCAAACTTTGTCACGCGTTTTGCGTCTAAATTCCTCGGAAATGAAATTCAGTATAAGAAGGGAAAGCATAACATTGATTAGCTATTTGCCTGAAAATGTGGTAGAACGCAACGGCGTACGCTCCACAGGATTTTATAGCACGCAAAAGTGGAAAAGAGTGCGTGATCAAATTAAGCTACGAGATAAAATGACGTGTCAACGATGTGGAAAGCCAATCACTGGAAGATACATTGTTGACCATAAAATTGAGCTTAATTTTGACAATTACAAAGATTGGGACGTGGCATACAATCCTGACAATCTGTGGCTATTGTGTCAAAATTGCCACAATTTAAAAACGTTTCGAAAGATTACAACACAGGACACTTTATGGTAGAGAGGAAAGCATGAATGTTTGATTACATTATTAACGGCTTTGTTAAAATGTTCAAAGGCGATATTGTAAATAACAAAACACAACGCATCGCCTGGACAGATGATGGCGCACGCTATACATCAGCTTTTGTTCAGTCCATTATTCTTTTCATTGCGCGTGAGTTCTCAAAATTAGAAATAGACCACCGCGTGTACACAAAACAAGCTGATGGAAACTATCTGACAGCTGACAAGCTCGGAAGCGATATTTTTGAAGTGTTGAATTATGCGCCAAACGGCATGTTAACAAACGCAGAATGGAAGCGTGAAATAGCCTCACGCCTAATGCGCGGTGTTAACGCATATCTCAAGCCAATTCGAAAAGGCGGAAATCTCGTGAAGTTAGAATTTTCAGACAAAGAGGAATATTTGAAATCACCTGATGATATCCTTGTGATTACATCGCCAATTTTTGTTAGCAATAATTCAACTTTATACGACAACATGCTCACAAACATTAGTCGACAGCTCAATAATAAAAAGCTTCGTGGATTCTTAAAAGTAAATGCTGCTATCAATTCTCAAAATTCAAACTTTAGAGAAAAAGCGGAAGAACAGCTTAGATTGCTTCAGGAAGTTTCGGCTTATAACGGCTTAGGCGTTTTGGATGCAAAAACAGACGTGCAGGAATTGCAACACGAATATGAAACAGTGCCTGATAATGTCATCGACGTTATTAAAAAAGAAATTTTAAATGGATTTGGGATTTCTGAGAAATTGCTCACAGGCGAGTATAATGAACAAGACTACAAACATTTCTTTGATAATGTGTTAGCGCCAATTATTAAGGAAATTGAAACAGAGTTGACTTATAAATTGTTAAGCACAAATGCGCGTGTGAACGACGGAGTCAAAAACCGTTTCGAGCGCATCGTGATTTCTGTTGATACGCTTAAATTTGCAAGCGTTTCTGAGATTATTAACTTAGCAAGCGCAAACACTAACGGTGCATTTTTAACAGTTAACGAAATCCGCAAGTTGATGGGCTATGATCCAATCTCGGGCGGGGACGTTTACAGGACAAATCTTAATAGCACGGAGGTAAAATATGGAGATTAAGACAGATTATTTGACAGGTATTCCAACAGACAAAGCGACAGAATTGAACGGCAAAAAGTTTATTATTATTCACAATACTGCGACACCTAACGCTACGGCAGACGCGGAAAACGCTTACTTTCACCGTGAATGGGCGAACATTCAAGCATTTGTTCACGCATTTGTTGACTGGAACGGTGTGGCGATTGAAAACGCTCGCATGGGCGACGTTGTTTGGGGCGCTGGACGCATTAACGCGCACGCATGGTTACAAGCGGAGCAGTGCATCAGCGCCGATGATTCTCAAAATGTTCGTGGGGCGAATTATTTAGCAGAATATGTTGCTAAAAAGATCAAAGAAAGCGGAATCCCGTTTGACAATTTTGAAATCATTGATCATCGCACCGCGTCGCAAGTGTATGGTGGAACAGATCATGATGATAGCGTAGTTGGAGTGACTCTTGACGAGTTAAAAGCAAAAATTGCAAGCTACGTTAACGCAACGAGTCAAGCGCCACAAGTACCGCAAGACGGGAAAACGTTTCGGCTCAACTACGCAATTAAAGCACGCGCGCAAGGACCAGATACAAAAAATCCACAAGTCTATCTTTTTAAAGCAGGAGACAAAATCGCATTTGATCGCAAACTCACATCAAATGGATATGAGTGGATTTCTCAACCTCGCGCTTCTGGCGGTTATTGGTATATACCAATTCGTGAAGTGGCAGAAAACGATTATTGGGGGACGTTTGAATGAATCTAAGCGAATTAAAAGAAAAAACAAAACGGCTTTTTGGAAAAAATAAAAAGTTGACAGCGCAAGCGTTCGAAGAATACACGGACGCAATTGGAAACTTGGATATGTTACAAGACACGGGTTGGGTTAATTTTCCAGTTGCTGATTCTGCCATTAATGGAACCAGCGTCCGCGCACGACGAATTGGAAACACTGTAATTGTAGATACAAGCGGTGCGCGATTTGACACTGTCGCGGTTGCAGACCGCGGGTGGTGGAAGCAAAAAGACCCATGGGGGCAAGACTATTATGCAACTTTTATCGTCCCTGCCCAAGGCATTCCTAAAGGCTTTCGCTCGTCAAAAACAATTATGGGATCCATTTACACGGATGGCCCAGATTTTGTGGGCACGTGGCAGTTGTCAAGTTCGTTTGATAATTATTTAGCTTTAAAAATTCGTAATAAAACACCTGGCGACGTGACAGGGATTCGACTTTCACAAGTTAAATATTTTACGGATGACCCTTTTCCGAGAATTGAAAATGGAAAAGTAGTTAATTAAAAAAAGGAGTAGTAACAAAAATGAGTACAAACACAGAAAACTTTAAAACAGAACAAAAAGCGAAATGGGCAGATGGTAAACGCGCGAACGGCGCAAATTTTGCACAACTGTTTGACGCAATTGCACGACTAATTGAAGACGAGGTAACAAGTGTGCCCGCTACAGATATCCCTGCAGCAATCAAAGAATTTTTAGACAATTCTGACAAATACAGCAACACAGACGCGTTTGCGAAATTGAAAGAAGCAATGAAAAAGCCCGAAACGTTGAAAGACGCATTGGACGCTGTTGGAGCGTTAGATGCGTCAGACGCAACAAAAACTGCAATTGCGAACGCACTTAAAGTGCTAAATCCAGGCGCAGGGGTAACAGTTGCAGACTTGGAGCAAGCGGCAAGCGGTGAAGAGTTTAGCGGATTGGATGAAGCAACACGACAAGCGAACGAACGCGCGAGCAAAATTCGCCAAGCTGTCGCAGGCATCGCAGGAAAGAAAGACAACGCAAAACACTACGTTTTCCTCGCAGGCATGGGAGAAGTGAAGATTTGGAAATATTCTGACAATTCTGAAGCTGAAGTAGTGTCTGATGAACAAACAGTACACATGGATGTATATGTGCAAAACGAAAAAGGCTTTGCTGTTCCATTTGTAGACGGAACTGTGACAAATGCAAGCACTTTGCCTGCAGGACTTACGGATGTGTGGCTTTTGACAACAACGGACGGCGCGCGTTATGTATACAATAAAACTAACAACACGCTTAACCCTGCCGTTTCTCTTATTGGATAATAAGGAGTCTGAATTTTATGAAAATTAGAACAAAAGTTGTGAACGCAGCAGGCGAAGAAATTGCGCCTGAGGACGTGACAACGAAAGCGCCTGAAAAAATTGCTGTTGTATACGCTCACACTGACGAAGTAAACGACAATGGACTCAAGCTAAACGCTGACAGCCTCATTGTCACACGCGAAAAATATCCTCTATTGTATGAACATTCAGACAATAGCATTGACAACGTTGTGGGCTATGTGGAAACGGACGGAAAACCAAACGACAAAGGCGAATTTGTTGGATACATTACATTTTACGACACACCAAACGGACAACACGCGCGCCAATTGTGGGAGGACGGCGTGTTAGATGAGCTCAGCGTGGCGTATTTTGTGGAAGAAGCTGAAAAGATCGACAGTCTTGACAATGATTATTATCTGAATATTCTGAAAGCTACGCTGAAAGAAATCTCACTTGTTTCTGTCGGTGCAGATCGCAACACAGGCGCCGTTGATGAATTGTCTGAAGATTCAGACGATGAACCAGAGGACGAACCTGGAGAAGATAAAGAGGAACCGTCTGAAAATTCTGAAGAGTCGGAAGAGCCTGACGATTCGACAGAAGATGATGATGTGCTACACAATGCAAAATTAAACTTTTTCAAAACAGTGCTTGACAACTAGTCAGCGCTGTGATATACTATAAGTGAAGTCTAAAGCGTAATTGCTTTTAAGAGCGTGTGGCGGCACGCTCTTTTTTAATGCGTCGAGATATAAATTATCAGAAAATTTACGTTTTGGTAACAAGTAGAAAAAGGGCTTGATTTCCTGCGCGTGCTGTGTTATACTATAACCATAAAAGGAAAGGTAAGTGGATCAAAAAAGAATTTCTGTCAAAAACTTATAAAAAGTTGACAAAAGGGTTTGACAGATGATTCAAACTTTGATATACTTACTATAGATACAGAAAGGACGTTAGCGAAACGCTAACGAGCGTAATTACCGATGTCTAAAGAATATTTGAATAGCGAACAATTCTATTGGATTTTCCAAGATTCTCGTGTGTGGTGCGATGATGACACGTACACCTACAAGTTTGAATTTGAGTGGATGGTGACAGATTCCGACGCGTGGGTTGGACACAAAGCTGTGACAGCTGTGACAAAATTGAAAACTGAAGACGCAGACATTCCTGATTTGGATTGTAGCCCCGAAGATTTTGTGGATCTTGGCGATACGTGGACAGATTACGAAGATGAATTTTATGCAATTTTCCGCATGATGAACTACCGCGCTAGTAAAACGAACCGCACACGCCAGGATTTCTGGGCTACGAAAAAATGGCTCCAAAAATTGCCAGTTGGTGAACGTGTTGAACTATAACAAAGAGACGTGGTCAGCGCCTCTTTTTCTTTCTGTTGCCAATTATCAGAAAATTTACGTTTTGATTAATTCGCCTAAGCCTGCTTGATTTCTCACGCGCTGTGTGTTATACTTATTATAACAAAACAAGAAAGTGAGATAAGCATTATGAATGAATTATTGCACGCGCAAAAAGCAACACTAGAAGCTATTTTAGAAATGGAAGTAGACTGTGAACAGCCGTTTATGCTTTTGACGTTTGATGAAGCACCGCTCTCTTTGCGAGCGTATGCGGACGACGATGAGCCAATCAGCGTTCTCTTTAATCTGCGTTATGATATTTTTGACGCGTTGACAGATGATAGCAAAGACAAAGCGTATAACAATTACAGAGCAATTTATAGCGCACTATTTCAAATAGCGCTTTGACGCTATTTTTTTATCTCTTTGTATCACTGTGTTAATACAAGTGAATGTTCAGAAAATTTACGTTTTCGTAACAAGTGGAAAAAGGGCTTGATTTCTCGTGCGTGCTGTGTTATACTATATATAACAAAAAGGTAAAGGACGCTAGCAAACGTTAGCGAATGTGATTAATAACGCCAAACGGCGTTATTTTCTTTTATTTACCTTGTATCATTGTATTAATACAACACCCCAACGTTGCGCACACGCGCAACGCAAAAGAACGCGCCTGCGGTTGCAACACGCACAAAACACCCAAAACCACCAAGCTTCATCAA